ATGCCTTTGGTAAATGCTTCAATGACTGGCTGGGCATAACTATTGATGAAGCGCATAGCCTTTTCCAAGATAGGCAAAAGGGCATAACCGATGGTCTCTTTGACTTCATCGAAGGCAACCTGCATGCGAGCCAAGCGACCTGAATAAGTTTCTGCGTTGGCAGCGGCAGCGCCGCCAAATAACTGGGTTAAGCGATCCTGCACTTGAGTGAAGGACATGGTCTTAAGTTCAGCAGCTGAAAGGCCAACACCCAACTTACCAAGGGCAGCAGTATTGCCGTCATAGGCTTTGCCAAGGCTATTAGCGACTGCTTCAAGTGGCTTGCCTGTCGCTGTAGAAATATCCAAAGCAAGGCTAAGTAATTGCTGGGCTTTGCCTAGGTCATTGGTTGAAAGTGATAAGCGCTGGAGCGCTGGACGTAACTTGTCATCGGCAACACCAGTAGCCAAAGACATCTGAAGGATGGAATCCTCTGTGGCCTTAATTTGGGCTGCTGTAGCCCCTGTAGCGGCTTCTAGAGCGCGTGCTAACTGTGTCTGTGCCTTTTCATCCTCGATGGCGGCTTTAACTCCGTCTATGCCGATTTTGACTGCATAAGCAGCAGCGGCAGCAGCAGCAGCAGCAAAAGCCGCAGCAGCCATCTTGCCAAACTTGGTTATCTGATCGCCAAAGGTTTCAACTTCTTTGCTACCAGTGGTGAGATTCTTTTTAAGGTTATCGACATCTGCAAGGATGGATAACTTAAGGGTTCTACTACCAGCCATTAGTCATACTCCTTAAGTATCCGGTCAAACGCATTTTCCCATTGCTGAATCAGCTGTGGCTGAATCTCGCGCAATGTGGGATAAATGAAATATCCTGAATTGCCTCTGCCCCGATTAGGGGTTCGGCTTGGGAATTGTTTAAACTTGTTAGATCCAAATTCAAAGCCCGCCCATAGGTCGCGGGTTGAACCGCCACCTGAAAACTTCTGGCTGGCGAATCCATAAGAGAATTCACCAATCTTGGAAGTTTTAGAAATTTTTACTCCGCTAGCAATTCTTTGAACTGCTGCTGGGTTTACTGTCCGAGTGGCTGCCTTGTCTTTAATCTTGGCAGCAGCAAATTCAGCCAAAGCGGATGATTCACGCTTGGCCGCATCTGTGGCTTCATCGGACATTGCCTTAAAGGCGGTAGTAATGGCGCGCAGTTCTCTGCGATCATACTGAATAGTTTCAGTCGCCATTACCCCGTTGCTCCTTTAATATCTCTAAGGCTGTGAGGACATCTTCAGCCGTTACGAATTCGCTCCTACTTAATCCAGTTGCAATAGATAGATTCCAAAGAATCCAGTTTATGCTTCCGCGCTCGTAACTTTTGGGTCGTCCTCACCTGCTCTTACATCCGCTACTGTCTCACTCCAAATCTCGTAAGACTTGACTGGCTTGCCAGCGTTCTCACGCTTGTAAGCGTTGTAGGCCAAGAACATTAGATCCCAGATTCCGATGACTTCTTGAGCCTTCGAAATCGTGTGGCCTGTTGCCTTTTCCCACTTAGCCCACTCTGGCGGTTGAGCGATATAAGTCGCTGATTCACCATTGTTATATTCGATTGTGATTGGTAGTTTCATTGCTTTGCTCCCGTTCTACTTTTTAGCTGAATGTTTCGGTTGGTGTTCCAACTACTGTGAGGCTCCATGAATCAGTCTGTGCGCTTGGTGCTGTGCCACCGACTGAAGGGAATACTGGAAGCACGTTGCAGGTAAATACTGCACCGGATACAGCTGTCAAAGATACTGCGAGTGTTGTGTTTGGAGCAGATTCGGCTGCTGCCCACATTGCCTCGAATAGTGAGGATGCAGCGCCCCAGTCTGCTAGCAATTCAATCGCTAGTGTCCACTGATCATCTGTGTGCTTGTAAGCCTTGCCATCAAGTGTCTGATAGACATCGATTGTTGGGCTGTTTGAAAGTGTGACGCTAGTCGTCTGCGCATCGTACGCGGTTGTCGCGATGGTTAGAGTGAGGTCGCGCCCTGTGATTACTGTTGTTGCCACTTGGGTCTCCTTATGCTGTCTGCGTATAGCGGGTGCTTACGCGTATATCTGCGACCAGCAAATTGCTAGCGCCTACTTGTGTAACTGTTGGTCTTTCGACCGATGTAACTTCATATCCACCCGGAATAGAAGATACAACGCTTGTGATGAGTTGCTCTAGGTTATCCAGACTTGCTGGATTGCTGTTATAGGCAACTGCGCAGGTTACTGTGTAATTAAGTTTAGCTCGAAAAGTTGCTTTGCCGATTGTCTCGAACTCCATATATGGAGAATCTGGAACCAGCATGACGGCAGGAACTGGAACCTGCTCTGGAACGTAAGAAAAGATATTGGCAGTGACTGAAGCCAGTGCAGTGGCAAGTGGCTGGCGTACTGCTGAAAGAATTGTGCTTGGCATTATTGTGCTATCGATTCTACATCGACATAAGCGCCGAGAAGCCCTGATACGCGGTTATAAAGTGAGCGACCCATGCGGAATGGGGTTGGAGCAAAGTCCACGCCTTCGATCTGGCCACCAGGCGCTGTGCGGCTTTGGAATACTTCAACTGATACCACAAGGATTGCTGATTCAACAGCTGATACACCAACATAGGTTGAAGCACCGGATAGAGTTGCCGTACCTGCTGGAATGATGTTTTTCTCATCGATGTCTGCATTGGTTATGGCTGCTTCAAATGTAAAATCAGTGATATTTGTGTCTAGGACTGTGCGAGTGCCATTAAAAGGTGAGCCGCAGCCAGTGATCACTACAGACTGGCCTTCAGTAAATTCATGCACCAAAGTGGTAGTAAAGGTCGCTACGTTATCTTCTAATTTGACCTTTGAAATAGGTGAAGAAAAAGTATTAAGTAGCGGCAGAATTACCTGCTCGCTTGTATCAATGATGTCCGCCAAATAGGCATCGTCATAGAGAGCAGAAGAAACGCCAAGCACTGAACGCAACTGGGCGACTGTGATTATCGAGGGCATTTCTCCTGCTTTCTATTGAGGGTGGGGAGCGACCGGGAGCAGCCGCCCCCCACGATTAAGGGGTATCGCTACTAGGCGATTTGGATGTTACGGAACGCTGTTGGGTAGCGGTTAACTACGCAAACATAGCCGTAAAGTCCGATTTCAAGTTGTCCGTTTGAGACAACGTTTGAACGCAACTGAATTGTGCTTGATTCATGGAAGCGCATTGCTGTGCGTGGATAGACCATTGCAACCTTGAGGTTTGATGTTCCACCTGTGTAGTTAGGATCAACTACAAGACGAAGGCCAGCAACTGTTCCAGCTGTTGAACCCTGTGTGATAACACCAGCAGCGTTCTGTGGTGCTGCTGCTGCAAATAGTGGACGCTTGTTGTCATCAACTGCGCCGAGAAGTCCAGCAAAGTCGATGTCATCATATCCGCCTGTTGGAGCAACCAATAGGTTATCTGGTGTTGCACGCATTACGTTGAATGAGTCAGCAATACCAAGAGCAATGCCCTTGTAAAGTGTTGCGCCGACTGAATCTCCTGAACCATCTGCTGCAATCTTGGCAGCATACTGGTCAGTCTTCTGTGCGTAAGAAGCAGCAAGTTCCTGAATATAAAGATCCAAGAATGATGGGTCTGAACGATCTACAAGTTCAAGATCGAGTTTTCCAGCGCCAGCGAACTTAACTACGTTGTCCTCTTGGAAGGTAACTGCTGTATCTGTTGATGAGAATTCAGCGCCTTCTGCTGTAAGAGCAACTGAAGCCTGTGCGCCGAGCTTAGGTGTGAACACCTTCATGCCGGATGCTGGGAGTGCTGCGCGCTCGATTGAATCGATAAATGGACGTGATGAATCGATGATACCGATTACATCGCGGAGGTAGGTAGGTGGAACCATACCTGTGTTTTCTGCGACTGTTGCAACCTGTAGCGCTGCTACGAGATCGCGTGCGTCTGCATCGCCGCGTGATGCTGCGAGTTGTGCCTTAGCGTACTGTCCAGCAGTTACGTTAAGGTCGATGCGTGGTGTTGCATAAGCAACTGGCGCTGATGGTGCAGCGGCAGTAACTTCTGGCTTAGAGGCTTCAACCGCTTCGGTTGTTGTTGCCTCTGAAGTGGTTTCAGACACTAGGCCTTCTCCTTCGGTTAATGGAACTTCCTCGGTTGGAACTTCCTCTGTGTTTTCAGATGCTGCAACGTCAGAAACGCGGGCAGAATCTATCGCTGGGTCAGTGACCAGCGAAACCTCGATGAGTTTTGCAGCAGTAATGTGCATTACTCCTTCTTCGTTTTTCCATGCGTCAACTTTTACGCCGACTGAAAAACCATCGCGTAGTCCAGTGCTTGCCTCGACTAGCGCATCTTCTCCGGCAGATGTCTTAGCAACATGAAATGTCGCGTCAACACCTTGGTCGGTAATTTCATAGCTCTTAAGAGTTCCAAGCGGCTTGGTGCGCTCATGCTCTAAGAGAAGTTTGGTCTTCTTACCAAATACGATTGAGTTTGGTTCAAATACTGTCTCGCCAGCAGAGGTATATCCCTTTTCGCCCCATGTGACTACGCGGCCAGTGATTTCACGTTTCGCAGTATCGGCTGCGACTACGTTCATTGAGAAATTAATTTCCATTGTTGATTAGATCTTCTTCCTCTTGGATTTGCTCTACTGACATTGCACCAATGCGGTTCAGGATTTCGTAAACCTGTGCGCGTTGCAATGGGTCGCCACGAAGGAAATCATCTAGATCATGGCGAATAACTGTGCCAGTCGGTACGAAATCTGGCTGGGATAGGCGTTGTTCAATAGCGACAAGCACTGGACGCAAAGAGAAATCCACAAGCGACTTACGCTCTGAAATAGCGTTTGAATAAGTCATGCTATTAGGTTCAGCAGAAATGAAGTATGCAGGAATTCCTGCTGCGCGTGCAATTTCCAAAGCGATGTATTGGCGGGCTTCCGCAAGTTGCAACTTAGAAGGATCAAAGCCAAGCACTTCGATGTCGATGTCTGCATTAAGGAAAGCAGTTGAATCTCCATCTTGACGTGAGCGATTAAATGATGAAACCAAAGCCTTGATGCGTTCAGCTGTGAGATTGGCTCCGGTTGACTTCAAGATAGTTGCTGGAACTGGAGTCTTTGCATATTTCTCGACTGCGCGCTCCATATACATGCAGGCGCGAATTGTGCGGCCTGCGCGATTGAAGAATCCTTCATCGAGGCCGGGGAAGTAAATGATTGAACCAACACCTGACAATGGAACGGCCTTGCCGTCAATCATGTAGCCAGTAATTTCTGTCATGTTGTTATTGAATTGTGGAGCAACACGATCGAAGGCTACATAAGACCAATCTTGAATACGTCCGTCTGCATAAAGTGAATTAATGACTCCGTACCCTGCACCACGAGCCCAAATGTCAAAAGCAAGCCATGAATATACCACTGCGCCAGGAATTCGAGCATCCGGCTGATTGATGCAGCGATTTGGTTCAAGATGCTGGCCAGTTGACTTAACATATTGCTCCTTTGGCAATGAGGCGACTGTCGAGCAAATGATTCCCTTGGCGCGTGCCACTGAAGGGACAGACATGGCTTCTTGTGGATTGGCAACGATTGTGCCAGCACCAATTAAGCCATAAGGATATTGAACATTGAAAGGTTGCAGAGAAGCCTCTACGTCAACCTGCTTTTCAACAGGTGCGGAGGCTTTGAAGATGTCTAAGATTCCCATTATCATAAATTATACAGGAAACTCAAGTCATCCGATAACTATATCTACTTCCGTTTCCGGGCGAGTCGCAAAGTGGCAGACCATTGCCATAGCAACTGCCGCGCAGATTGTGGCATTGCTGACCTTGCGGCCAAGGTACCAACCACCATCCTTGAATGGCAGTTTTACAGCTGATAAGACTTGTCGGTTGAATTCGTCTTGGTTGGGATGGTGTAAACGTCCGCTGGTAATTGCGGAAAGCATCTCATCGCAAGCCTGACCATAAAGCGCGCCGTCAATAGGCGTAGTAGCAATCCCCGCTGGCGTAAGTAAAGCGGCAACAGCCCCGGATGTCTGGCGACTATAAGCAATGGTTTGTGTTGGATACTTTCGAAACCAGCCCGCAATGTCATTAGCGATTTGCTTGGCATCGAGGTTAACTGGGTTTGTCCACGTTTGTAGAAGTACGACATTTATATGATCTCCATTCTGCTGGGCAGCGATTAATGCCGCCTCACGTCTATCAGGCGATAGATCGATTGCCATCCAAGTGTCTTGCTCTTTGCCTAACTTCAAATCTGGCACTGCTCCGGCAGCCCAGTTACTTGGAGAGATGGCTGGGTTGACTACTGACACCCATTGGCAAAGTAATTCTGTGCGCACGATTGATTCGTCATCGCTCATGGCGGTTTCAAGATTTTCAACGCTGATTGTGTAGCCGAGGCTGGGATTTGCTTGAGCCCAAGCATTTCGATCTCGAATATCGCAACCCGGCTCGGCAGACCATTCAAACCAGCCGATTCTGTCGTCTGCTCCGGCAGCTGCGGCCAAGCCCCTCTCGCGGAGGCGATTTAAGATTACTGAATGTTGATCTCCTGCGTTACTGAAGATGAGAGCCTGCGGATTGGCAGTGGCCATTTGCGTATAGCGCAAGGAACTCCAAACTTCATCGTCTTTATACTCTCGAACTTCATCAAGATAAATCGTGTCGGGTGCTGCAATACCGCGAGCCGCCGAGTTATTGGCTCGAACTAGATAACGCTGGCCTCCGGAAAGTTTGATTTCCTGCGATCCTTTGGTTTCGTACTTCTTTGTGAACTGCGAAGCCAGATGAGCAAAAGATTGAATCGTGTCATCAATCTTCCAGAAGATTTCAGACGAGGTTGTCAACTTGTGGGCAGTGTGAACTTGCAACTTCTGGCCAAGTGCGAACATACGCCACAAGATCATCAGCTGCATGAATGTGGACTTTCCGTTTTGCCGGGAGATGATTACGCCAACTTCCTTGAACCACCACTTGTCATTCTCATCGACTTTGCATATCTGATGAGCCAGCCATTGCTGCCAAGGGAGCAGGTTGTAGCCGATTGACTCGCAGAATTCAATGAAATCGATGCCGTAACTGGGTAAATCAGGGCTTGGAGTCCAAATACGAGGCTCCACAACCCCCTGTAAGGGCGATTCAGGCGTTTCTAGGGCTATCTGGGTCATATGAGTCGAGTCTAGTCGTTTTCATCGCTGTAATGCCGTTTAGAGCCGTTTTCGGGGGTATTAAGAACAT